AATCGAGAAGCACTCTCTGCCTGGCGTCGGCTTCAACATGAATTATTTCACGGCCTCCGCTTCTGAAAACGACCCGCTCGACAAACTCAAGGTTGTCGGATGCGGCACCATTGCTTGCATCGCTGGCTGGACCGAGTTGCTGTTTTCGGAGCCCGGCGTGCAGACCTACACCAAGGCGGGCAAGAAACTTGGGATCGATAGTGAACAGATCGAAAATCTTTTCTTCGCCCGAAATTACCCCGGCGCTGGTGGGGATTATGGACCTCTAGAGGATATCGGGCCTGATCAAGCCATCCGCACTCTCCGCCATCTCGCCAATACCGGCGAAGTCGATTGGACCGCCTAACCGCCCCTAGTGGGCTCCCTATTCATGGAGAACGAAGATGCGATTTTGGAATGAGCTTCGCAACCCGAAATTGAAGTGCGAACGGGTCGGCCACAAGCGCCAAACCCGGACCCGGAACGGCATGGTTCGGTCAAACTACTACGTCGCGGATTGCGTCGAACAGAAACGCGAGTGGTGCCCACGTTGCGGCCTGGCTCACGGCGGATGGGAAGATGTGAGCCGTACCGGAATTTCGTCTTGGTCGGCGCCATCCGAGGTCATGCGCGAATTCGAGCGTACTGGCGAGCATTGGTACTGAAACCCCTATTTCATGGAGGCCATAATGGCTGAGTACGTAGTCTGGTCGAACGAACATATGGCGTGGTGGGGGCCAAATCGGGCCGGATATTACACGCACCTCTCAGCCGCCGGCCGGTATTCCCGTGAAGACGCCTTGCGCATTTGCAAAGGCGCGCGAGGCGGTCGGCGCTTCAATGCCAACCCCTCCGAAGTTCCGATCGCCCTTGCCGATGCCGAAGAGTTCTGGACTGAGGACGGTCTTGCAGAGCGCCGCCGTGATGAACACGAGGCCATTGTTCGCGAGATCGAGCAGGCTGAGGCTGAATACTCATGACCCGCCTTCACTCCGATCTAACCGACGCCTTCGGACTGCTGGTGTTGGCGATAGTCCTTTTCCCACCTTTGTTCATTTTGGCCGATTGGCTGAGGAGCTTCTGACATGTCCGCTACCGAACTCTCCACGACCGGCAATGAGCGAATTCATCCCGGCGCGAACATGTCGCCCTTTGACCTGATCAGCGGCGAAATCGAGGCGCTCTATGAAGAGGCACGTCATTGGGCCGATGGCACCGACATCGAGAACGATGAGCAGGATGCCGCGCTCGATACGCTGGACAAGGCGCTGCTCAAGGCCGGACAGGAAGCCGACGCGCTCCGCTCTGCCGAGAAAGAACCGCTGGATGAGCAGATCAAGGCCATCCAGGCGAAGTTTCATCCCCTGATTGGTGACACCAAGGCAGGAAAAGGCAAGGTCATCTTGGCCCGCGCCGCCCTCGCCCCGATCCGCACGAAATACAAGGCCAAGAAGCAGGCCGAAGCCGCTGCCGCTGCCGAGGTTGCCCGCAAGGCCGCCGATGCGGAGCGCGCCGCAGCTATCGAGGCCATGCAGTCATCCTCTGGCAATCTTGAGGCCCGCGAACAGGCAGAGCAGCAAGTTGCCGCCGCAGAAGCCGCCGAGAAGATCGCGAAGAAGGCTACGAAGGCAGCAACCACCGGAACCGGGCTCCGCACTAGCTGGGTTCCAAGGCTCACCGACCGCAATGGCGCCATCAAGCACTATTGGGCCAAAGACCCAGAGGCTTTTGAGCGGCTGGTTCTCGACATGGCGATCACAGAAGTCCGCCAAGGCACCCGCTCTATTCCCGGCTTTGCAATCGAAGAAGTGAAGGTAGCAATCTGATGGGCGCAGTTTCCAAAATCGAGGCGCAGGAAGTCGCTGCGTCCAACATCATCACCCCGCAGGACATGATCCAGCAGGCCATTCAGTCCGGTTCGGGCGTCGAGGTCATGGAGCGGCTCTTGGCTCTTCAAGAGCGTCATGACGCATTCCAAGCCCGCAAGGCTTTTGACGACGCCATGGCCGATATGCGGTCTGATATGCCCACCATCATCAAGGGCCAGTCCGCCGATTTCGGTAAGGGCAAGACCGCCTACAAGTTTGAAGACCTCTCCGCCGTGACCGAGGCGCTGTCGCCCATCATGGCAAAGGTTGGCTTGTCTTTCAGGTGGCGCACCCAGAGCCAGCAGCATGGCGTTGCCGTGACATGCATCATCTCGCACCGCGAAGGCCATAGCGAGGAAACTACCCTGTTTGCTGGCCTCGATACCAGCGGCAGCAAGAACGCCATCCAAGCCCTTGGCAGCGCTGTGACCTATCTCCAGCGCTATACGCTCAAGGCCGCCGTTGGCGTTGCCGCCGCGAAGGATGATGACGGGCAGGAAGTGAGCCGTCAGGCCGAACGCGAACCAGAGCAACGCCAACCGGTCGACAACAGCCGCGCCATCCTCGCAGGCTTCGACAGCGAAATCCAAGCTGCCGGAAACTCTGCAATTCTGCAGGCCATCTGGAAGCGCATTGAGGCGTCCACCCTATCAGATGATCAGGTGGGGGAGTTGAGCGCGATCATCAATGTTCGGCTTGCCGCGCTCAAGGCGAAGGCGACTGCCACCAAACCCCAGAGCGACGATCCATTCGGCTTCGACAAGATGGACCGCGACATTCCTTACGGTTCGAACGGCAATCGGGACATGGACGAAGATGTCCAATCCTTGATGGACCGCGACCGCGAATAACCAGTTCCCCAACCCCAGGGCGGGAGAGCCCAACTCATCAGACGAAAGCTCTCCCGGTAAATCATGACCACGCAAGAAGACCAATGGGACGAAACGATCCGCGGCAAGAAAATGTCCGATGCCGAAGGTCGCGTGATTTTCAAATACCAGATGCCGGTCTTGGAGCGCTTCCACCATGCGCCTTCCGGTTGGCGCCGAGATTGTCCGCATGGCCGATCAGGGTGGCATGTTCTGGCTTTGGGCGCTCGTTCGCACTGATGTTCCCGACGAAGAACGGCACTTTTGGGCGTTCAAGTGCGGCGGCAAAATCCCTGATGACCTGAATATTTCCTATGTCGGCTTCTGCGCCGTGTTCGTCCAGCAAGAGCTTGGGCTCTATATTTTCGAGGAGATTGGGAATGCAAACTGAACGCATCTATGGCGCCCCGCCTGTCGATCTCGGCCTTATCGACTTAAGCCCTGTGGAGTGGATGGCATGGCTCTATCTGCCGATCAAGCTCGCTAATTCCTTCACCGAAAGCCTTCCCCCAAACCTTGAGCAGTTCCGCCCGCTCATCGACGCCACTTGCCGCGATGTTGGCGCTGATCGCTGGCACGAAAGCTACGTCTATATCACGGCCAAGACGCTGTTCGTGACCGCCTCAAACCCCGGCAATCGGCCCGGCTGGCATAGCGACGGCTTCATGACCGATGACCTGAATTATATCTGGGCTGACGAAAACCCGACCGTCTTCTGGACGCGCCCGGAACGCATCAGTTTCACCGCCGATCATGGCATTTCGCTCCACGAAATGGCGCACTGCGAACACGATGCGGCGAACCATAAGACCTATCCTCTGAAACACCTCCTGCGCCTCGACCAGACGGTCATGCACAAGGTTGCTGACAATGCCAAGTCTGGCATGCGGTCCTTCGTCAAGATCAGTGTTTCGCGGCATCGCTACGCGCTCAAGGGCAACTCGATCAATCACGAGATTGCGGCCGATTGGGACTATGGCGACCGCTCGACCGAGCGCAACGCTCCCGAGAAGGTTGCGTGATGACCAACATCGAAGCCGAAAAGTATGTGACCGATGCGATAGCGGAACTTGATCTCGTCAAGTCCGATGGCTCTCTGGTCGCATGGCACGAGAGCCGGATGAACACGACAGAGTATTTGCATCTGTCGGAGGATCATGCCCGGAAGCTCGAAGACGGCTACCAGCGCAAGGCCGCGTGGCTCATGGGCGTAGGTGCGTGATGGCGGACTATTTTACGATCCGAAACGAAACCGTTCTCCGCAACTGCTTCAATGCAATCCGCGATGCCGGCGCCAATGCCCGCGTGACCATCGCCGCGGCACAGCGATCGAGCGATCAGAACGCCATGTTCCATGCACTTTGCAGTGACCTTGCCAAGTCGTCGCTGATGTTCGCCGGCAAGCGCCGCAACCTCGATGAGTGGAAGGTTCTGCTCGTCTCCGGCCATGCAGTTGCCACCGGAACGCAGGGCGAGGTCATTCCTGGCCTTGAAGGGGAGTTCGTCGCCATTCGGGAGAGCACTGCCAAAATGGGCGTGGCCCGCGCGTCGAGCCTCATTGAATACACGCTCGCCTATTGCGCGATGAACGGCGTGGAAATCACCGAAACCCGCAAGGGCGGCTGGCTTGAGGAGAAAGCAGCATGAAACGACCCACCCCAGACGAACGCTCATTCCTCTCCATGCTCTCCAGCGTCGGCGGACAACATCGCTTCGGCCCAGAGGACAAGGTGACTTCGGAAATTCATCGCATGATCCGCACATTGGATCGTCGCGGCTATCTCTCGGCCTCCGAAGAGAACGGCGTAACTACCGTCACCCTTCTTCCTGCGGGACGTGAGGAGGTAGAACATGGGTAGGACGCGCCGCTACGAATTCAAGAAGGAAGTCAGGCGCGCTGCGAACGCTAGATCAGGCGGGCGCTGCGAGGCCGTAGGAAAGGTTTACGGACTAGAGCCCGGCCAGCGTTGCAATGCGCCCTTCAAGGGTCGCGCCAAGGAGTTTGATCACTATCCAGAACCAGCGACCGAGGAAGGCAGTGATACGCTCGAAAACTGCGTAGTCTGCTGCCCGAAATGTCACGGCCACAAAACGGCAACCTTCGACATTCCCGGCCAAGCCGCCGCCAAGCGGATCAGTGACAAGGCCCAAGGCATCAGCCGGACAAAGTCTCAATGGGGCGCACAGAGCCTTGGCAGCGGCAATCAGCAGCACCGCGCAACGACCCCTCTCACCAAAGGCGTAGGCCTTGCCTATTTCCAGGAGCCAGAACAGCCATGAGGCCGATTTGGATTGATCGTTGCCCAGATTGCTGCGGCAAAGAAAAAGCAGCCATGCAGAAAGCAGACGGCTCGCCAGATGGTCGCGTTCGCTGCGTCGAGTGCAAAGGCATATTTCATCAACCTCTTCAACCGAGGACAAACCCAATGAGCGCAGACCTGAATGCACTGCTGGAGAGGGTTCGGAAAGCCTCTGGGGCCGATCGATTTATTGATGCCCTAATCGAAGCGGAGGGGCGTCGCCAGGAGGCATACCGCGTTGGTCTTGATGACGGCACACGCGCGCACTGGAAGGCGACAATTGACGGTGACGTGTTTGACACTAGCACCGCTTATGCAGCCCCGCGCTTCACCTCCTCCATCGATGCCGCCGTTGATCTTGTAGGGCGCTGCTTCCGGCATGCCGCTCAGATCGACATTCAGGTCAGCGTCGGCGCGGCTTTCCATAGCTGCTCAATCCAGTTGGTCGAAACCGGCGACTGGATCTCGGCCGAACAATTACGATCGCCTGCACTAGCCGTCGTTGCCGCCCTCCTTCTAGCCCTTCAATCCAATGAGGCTACCAATGTCGAATGAACCTGTGAGCCAGATAAGCGACGCACAACGAGCCCTTAACCTGCTCAAGGCGCAGGATGAGCGCACACAGAAAATCCATGACATGCTCGAAGATATCCGCGAGCAGATACTAGAAATGCCCGTGGAGCATCGCCCTGCCGGCCTGTTCAACAATATGCAGCATGTCGTCTATGCCATGCGTGGGCGAGTGCCGTTGATGAGTGATGCTGCGATCACATCGCCACTGCTTGCTCAAGCCCAGGGAGTGAAGGTTCCGAACGGCAAATGGTCTGATCGAGAAGCAATCTACGAGGCGGCAATTGCAGCTTATGAGGCCGCAACACCGCCCAACTATCGCTATTCCGCGATTGCCATGGTCAAGGCTATCGACGCCGCTATCGCAAAAATAAAAACGGCCTCCCTCGATCTCTCTCCCAAGCCTTTAGAGATAACGGAGGAGATGGTCGAAAGGGCAATGAACGCCTTCTATCACGATGCGCCTAAGGTCTTGCGTCCTATCACAGACGATGAATTGGACACCTATACCGGGTTCTTCGAGGACATGCGCGCCACCCTCACCGCCGCCCTTGAGTTGGATAAGCAGCCAGTCTCCGGCCATATCCAACCCAGCGATGGAGACACGAAGTGAGCGGGGTGAAGCTGACGAAGGCTCAGTTTGAACTCCTGCACGAACTGCCGACGCATGTCGTGCCCGAGTATAGGCCAGCCCAAGCGCTGATCAAGAAGGGAATGGCCGTCTGGCATGATGACCAGTCTACCCTCCTCGACCCAACCCCTTCCGGCCTCCAAGCTCTCGGAGGCTCCAATGACCCCAGTGAATGAGGTGATGGACATCGACCGGCCGTATCGGCTGAAGGACATTCTGCCGCTTGCCTATCCAGGCGGGGAGATGACGGTGAGCGGGCTCCGAAAGGAGATTGCCAAGGGCCACCTGATCGTTGAGCAGGTGGCCAACAAACAGTTCGTGACGATGCGCGCGATATTGGAGATGAGAGAAAAATGCCGCGTGTCAGGAAAGGCCCCCGCCTCTGGTTCCGACCGGAGCGCTTCGACAAGAAGACCGGCGGCCGCATCTCGCATGGCGCGTGGATCATCATCGATGGCACCAAGCATGTCGCCACGGGACATTCTGCTGGAGAAGAAGCGGCTGCAGAGCGAGCACTCGCGGAATACCGCGTCGAGCAATTCCAGCCGTCGCGCCGTGAACGCGACATAGAGCAAATCACAGTGGCCGAGGTGTTGACCATATATGATGCCGACTGCCGCGAAAAGCAGGTCAACAAGCGTACCTTTGATGGGCGCATCGTCCGGCTGGCGGAGCACTTCGGCAATATGCTGCTGGCCGACATCAACGGCCAGACCTGCCGCGACTATGTGAAGGTACGCCAGAGCCCCGGCGGCGCGCGGCGCGACCTCGAAGACCTCCGGGCCGCCATCAATCACCACGCCAAGGAAGGCCTGCACCGCGGCATTGTCCGGGTGTCGCTGCCGGCGAAAGGCCAGCCGCGTGAACGCTGGCTGACGCGCTCAGAAGTCGCCCGCCTCGTTTGGGCGTGCTGGAGCTATCGTGAATTGCAGATGCGGCACCGTGGGCCGAACAAAGGAAAGGTGCTGCCGACCAAGCGCCGCCCGTTGAAGCATATCGCCCGGTTCATTCTCATCGCGGCCTATACCGGTACGAGAGCCGGCGCCATTGCTGCAGCCTCGCCATATCGGGCTGAGGGCCGCGCGTGGGTCGATCTCAATGCTGGCATGTTCTATCGCAGGGCCGAAGGCGCTCGCGAGACGAACAAGCGCCAGCCGCCCGTACCTATCCCAACGCACCTTTTGGCGCATATGCGGCGCTGGCAGGCAAAGCAGATCGCGACGAGCCATTTTATCGAGCACAATGGCGCCCCGGTGAAAGAGGTCAACAAGGGCTTTGCCAAGGGCGTCGAGTTGGCGCACCTTGATGGCGCGGTGACGCCGCACACGTTGAGGCACACCGCCGCTACTTGGCTGATGCAAAACGGTGTAGAATTATGGGAAGCTGCCGGGTTCTTGGGCATGAGCGAGGAGACGCTGCGCAAGGTTTATGGGCACCACCACCCGGACTATATGCGGGGTGCCGCAGAAGGAATTCGGAGGCGGAAAGCGACCTCCAATGCATCTCCAATGGTTTCAGCGAGAATAGACGCAACCAAAAGAGAACATTCGCACACGGAAATTGACAAAAATACAAATACAACAGATAGTTAAACCTGAGGCGATCCCGCTCATAACGGTCTGGTTGGGGGTTCAAGTCCCTCTGGGCGCACCAGATATTTCAAATACTTAGCGTTATGCAGCTTGCCCGCCTCCAATGCTACCACCAATGAAACACAACCGTGTTTCTGGTTCGTTCATGGAGAGCGCAAATGACCAGCCTGCCCACAAAGGTAATCTTCCTCGACATCGACGGCCCTATGATTCCGGCCAGCTTTTTCTTGGTGGACAGCATGGCCTCGTGGAAGCGGCATTTCCCAGAAACCACCGTCGCCGTCATCCGCGAGCTGTGCGTTCGGACTGGCGCGAAGGTCGTATTCAACACCACTCACAACCGGCCATTCGTTGACACCGACGACATCGACGTTGCGCTGGAGAAGCAAGGGCTGGACCGCGACCATATCCACGAGACGGACCTCGCCACCAAGTATCCCGACATGTCTCGCGACTTGGCTGTGAAGGATTGGCTTCTGCGTCACCCCGAGGTCGCCGAGTGGGTCGCCCTAGATGATGTAAAGTTCACCGACGACGAACGGCTGATCTGGGTTGATCCTGATGCTGGCGTTCATCTGGGCCATCTCAACCACGCCATAGAACGGTTGGGCGGCAAGCCTGTCATCGTCTTGATGTAGCCCTCCCTGTCTAATCCCTATGGAGAATGAAAATGGATGAAAGATTTGCTCCAGAGGGAGCGATATGGGTCTGCCAAGCATGTGGCAAGACGCACTCGGACAAATACGGCATCGAAGGCGCAGGCAGTCGCGGATGGGATGAGAGCTGCATGCTCAATGCGATCCTATGCCATCAAAACAAGCGGGTTTCTCCCGGCGGCATGATTGCCTATGAGCCGGTGGCACTTCCGAACCCGCCTTTTCCCAAGAATAAGATTTGGGCGGGTCAGGATCCACTACTCGCGCAGCGATTAATCCTCCCCTCGTAACCCCTATGGAAGGAATGAAAGAATGGACGATGTGATTGTGGTCGGACCCATCGGCGGGTTTGCGTCTCAATGGATGGCGACAGGGGAGCTAAGGTGGATCGTGCCCAATGCCACCATGACCGATATGCCGAAGCTGCAGCAGCGTTGGATCGAGAAGTTCTCAGGCCGCGACGAATGGCGTACAATTCCGAGAGTTGTGGTCAGCAGCCAAGAGTTCTTTGCGGCCTTGACCCTTCCAAGCCCACCCTTCCCCAGGAATAGGAGAGGCTATGAACCGCTTCAGCCGCACTGACACTTGGAAGGGCATGGTTGCCCTGTTCGTTCTATCCTGCGCCGTGCTGGCGATAGCCCAGCTATTAGGCGCCTAATCCCCGACAGCCGTCCGCTTCGCATCCTCGACATTGCGCCGCAAATACCCAACATCAATCCTAATCCCCTCTAGGACGATGTTCATGGCATTATACCCCTTGGTGAGATCGGCAATGGAGGCGTCTTGTTTGGCGTCTCGTTCGAGAGATGAGGCTTTTACCTCAAGCGTGGCTTTCTCGTTCGATGTTACCCGGTTGTCGAGATTGCCCCATGCCAGCACGACCGTGACGAGCAAAAGGACTATCTGAATGATCTGTCCGAACGAAATCTTCTTGTCGATCTGAATGCCGCCTACGGTCATAACGATATCCTAACTGACCTTGGCGCATGTTTCTAGCAGCCATGATCCTGTTGTCTCAGGGTAATGGTTAGGCCGGCGCGCGGGTTGCTGCCCCTGCGCCGGCCGATTTGCTTAGCGAACTGGCGGCTGCTCTTTGAACAGACCGGAGAAGCCATCACGGGCGATGTTGATGATCGTCTTGAGCACGCCGACGATGCCCACCAAAGCGAGCCCAACATCGGGGGGCAGAACTGCAACGACTTCGGGCAGGCTCAGGATCGCGACAATGGCAATCGCGATGTTCAGAATGTTGTGAAACAGATTGGACGACATTTTCGTCTCCTTGACGATGGTTGAAGCGATTTTCGTAGTGGCTTGCTGGACGAACCAGCCCTTGAACAGGTCCGAGAGCGTCTTGCGTTTCGGGCTTGCTGAAGTTGGGGGCGCGACGGTTGGCGCGGGGCCGTTCGCGGTGTATTTCGACGCCTTGAGCGCCTTTTCGAACAGCAGGGCATATCCTGCTATGGCTGCGGCCTTGTCGGTGCCATTGACAACGCGGCGGGCATTGGCGAATTCGCGAAGATCCTCCGCATCCGCTTCGTCCAGATCATCGATGTAGTCGGAGAGATCCTTACCGGTGAACCAGCCTTCCATGCAGCCGACGACGCAGATATGTGCCGACACGGAAATATCGAGAGCGCGGTCAGGGGCGGCAGCAAGATCGAGCCCGACCGCTTTCCCGGCCCTGACGTAGTTGGCACGCCCGGTCAGCTGAACATGGCCGCGCCCGCGGAATAGGTAGCCGTCGCCGGGAAGAGTGTTTCCCAGGGCCTTCCCGATCTTGGTGCCTGGCTCATATTTATTGAAATATGCCTTTGCCCCGCGCTCATAAATGGGCTGCATCGTCCGGGCAGTCTCGTGGTATGCCGTGCCGAGGATATAGGCGAGCCGTTGATTGTTGCCGTCACCACGCGCCGCCCAAGCGCGCTCAAGTGCCTCCATGCCTTCGACTTGGGCGGTAGAGAGCCGGCCGGCGAACAGGCTAGTGCGCACCGCGTCAAAGAACGCAGCCTTAAGGGCCATATTGGCCTCCTATCGATGAAATGAAAAAGGCGGCCCACATTGGACCGCCTTCAGAGAAACAGTGTTCTACGCCTTTATGCGGCGGTCGATTTCCCGGATGCGGGCGACGCTGTTTTCACGCTGTTGAAATCGAGCAAGGAGAACTGACGGTTCTCTTCGATCATCGCAGGGACCATCGGGAGGCCAAACTTGACCCAGAGTTGGCCAGCAGCTTTAGTCCCGAATGTCTGACGAGCTTCGGTGACGAGGCGAAGCTTATTGTTCTCCGGTTCGTGCGCCTGCTCATGATCCTCGATGACCAACGGCTCTTCCTGCGCGCCCTTGTAAAAGTGCTTGAAGAGGACGCCGTAGCATTCCTCTTGGTAAAGCTGCACGCGGTCACGGGTTTCAACATCTGCGATCCGGCTGCTATCGATGGTAAAGAGCCAACCATTGACCTTATCCATCTTGAGGCAGACGGCATCCTGATCGCCGCCAAGGCCGTAGGGTGTGGCCATCATGGCCATACCTTTCGCCAAGATTGGGTCTCGTTTGACCCGCTTAAGCTGGGCAGACCAGTCGAGCCCCATTGCACGAACGATGGGCTTGAGCGCAACATATACGCCGTCGTCGTTCTCAAAACCGTAGAGTTCATCGCCACGGAAGTTGACAGTGATTATCTTACCCATGGTAAGACCTTTCTCGTTTCCGGTCCTCTCCAAAGGACCGAGGACAATGCGAGTGCGGCGGCTTTCCCCGGTGTCCAATCAGAGAAGCCGCCCCACCCACCCGCGTTGGAGCGCGGGCAATCCACGAGCGACGTGGAATTCCAGTATTTTAAGGATATTCGCGCAATCACGCACGTTCAGCGCGGCGCTTATCCACGGTGATCTGGGGAAAAGGCACGGTTTTCCCCATGTTCATATTGCGTTCTGATTTTTGACAAGAAAAAACCCGCCGAAGCGGGGTCTAAAAGAGCGTCGATCTAGCGGCGGCTTTGCCAGTTCTCATTGAGCCATTTGGCCATGACTTGCTGGGGGTCTGGCGCACGGTGGCCCGGATCGGGCAATAGCTCGATCATTGCGCCAACGCTTTCCCCGAAGCGAACGGCAGCGGCGGTATTCACCCTGTCGTCATTCTGGCTGATACGGATCATAACGGGGATTTTGGAGAGCGCTTCGGCATAGCGGTCTAGCCCGAAACTTGCGGGATCTACCTCGACACCATCGAACTCACTCAGTTCGGTCAAGTCCGTGACGGGAGCAATTAGAGCGAGTGCCCGAATTCGATCATCCTGAGCTGCGCAAGTCGCTGCCACATATCCACCCCGCGAGGTGCCGGCCATTTGGACATAGACATTGCCCCAACCGTCGATGACTTCACGGATATGCTGGCAAAACTCATTGACGAAATTTGTTTCGCCCTGTTTCACGCGCCACGACCAGCAGGTCAGTTGCTTATCGCTCTCGCAGAATAGATCGAATGATCGCACCGAGTAGCCATATTGGGCCATGTCGGCACCGAGAGGCTCAGCCCCATTGGTGCCATTGATCGCATAATCCGCCTTGCTCGCAAGAAAGATGACAACCGGCGTGGGTGCATCCCGCATGAACCAAGCTGACGAGATAACTCCGACAGCTACTATCAAGGCGACGGCGAGGGCGATTTTTGCAAGCATGATCGAGGCTTACATTAGCCGCGCACTAAAGAACAGAGGACTTACAGGATCAAATGATCCGCCGCGCCCCGCACTGAAATGCTTGTGCTGAAGCTGCTGACGGCATTTGCCCAGTCGATGCTACCGGAGCCACTCCTCCCGATGGCATTAGAGCCCACACTTCCGCCAAACAGAGATCCCCGCGCGAACGTAGGGCCTGGTTGAGGGCTCCATCCGCGCACCCGCCCATTATAGTCTTGGTAGTAGTTCGGATTGATCTGCGGCGCTGTCTGCGCCCCTCCGGTGTATGCTCCGTTGTACGTGTGACCGATGAGGTCTTGACCCCACACGTAATGGTTGGCGATCGATAGGTTTAGCCCCCAGAGTGAGGTGTAGCGCTCGTCATTGTTGGTGCCGCCGCCGTTGTTGTTGAAATTGATGCCGGTCTGTACAGCCGCATTTGCCCGTCCGCCGGCGGCTTCCTCGATGACGCCAAAAGCCGCAGTGCGGAACTCGGGATGCCGCATCATCCGCTTGCCATGGCTATCGAGTATTTCGTTGGACCAGAACCAATCGAGCTCTGTTACCAGAGTGGTCCCGTCGCCTCCAAAGAGCAGGGGAAGCTTGGGCTTTACGACGCCAGTAGCGATAGTTGCGCCCATGCGGCTGGTGCCGTTCAGATGGTGATCAACTCCGGTGAAATAGATGTCAGCCCAGAATTTGCCAGCTACCAGCGTCATGCCGCGGGGGTCGGGGCATTTGGGGCGAAACTGTAGATCCCAGATAGAAAAAGCATTTATCTGAGGGGTGCGGTTCCCGCCGGTGTTGTAGGCCGTGGCATTGGAACCAGGAGCAAAATGGAATCCGCCGATCCACGTCCATACTCCGCCGACAGGCTGGGTTGGCGCAACGCCAGTATTGGCGCTCCATGCAACTGCTTGGATGGCGCCCGCAGTGGAAACAAAAATCGCATAGTCTGTGCCTGCAACCAGCGTCGGCATAGTAATGGCCGTATCGCTTGCAAAGTGCACGAGCACAGTTCCGACCTTAACGACCGTCCCTGCCTTTACGGATGCAGTGCCGATGCCTGTTCGGGTAAATGCAACGCTGAGCGCATCCGCCTTGGCCATCACAGGAGTGGCAATCGTCAGCGCCGTGTTGAGCTTTGCGAGCGTCACAGACCCATCGGCGGGCGCAGCGCCATCGGCCCAAATCACATCATTGTTGGTATTACTGGCCTTGGCCAAGACCTGTCCCGTGGTGCCGCCCGTAGGCACTGCCCGCGCGATCGGCGTCCATGCGCTCGTGTTTTGGGCCGCCATCGTGCCTAGTGATGGCTTGCCAGACAAATCAGCATACGCGCCAGATGTTGCAACGGTCGCCAGGTCGACCGGCTGGGTAGCGCTATCGGCAAGGTCGCCTTGGGCCGCCGAGGCGAAGCGAACATCACCTTGAGCAATAATTGCCTGCTTTGTTGTCAACGGGCTCATGGTGTCGGTAGCGCTTATGCCAGCCTCGCCACTTGCTTGGCTTGCAAAGGGTCGCGCAGCAGCAACGCCAGCAGACCAGGTGACACCCCCCACGATGGAGCCGTTGTCGGATGGGACAATCTCGCTCGCGACCGGGTTGGGTCGTGCTGGCAGATTGGATGGACGAATGATTTCGCCGGCCATGGTTGAACCTCAGGTCTTGATCAAAACGGGATAGGCGATGTTTTTGGGGCGAGCCTCTACCCCGCCGACCGCATCGATGGTCAGAGTGTGGCTGTGTGACCCAGCCTGTAAGGTATTGTCCGGTGTGGAGCTGACATATCCGCTGTTAGGTCCACCACCGAAAAATGAGTTGAGCGCGGGAGAGGTGTAGCCGTGAGAGTGCTGACCATCTGTGCTGGTGATGCCGGTGTGGGTGTGACTTTTGTTTTCGTCAGCCTGCACCGTGCCGATTGTGCGCCCCGAGCTGATTGGGCGGATGAAATACCCATTGTCCGCATAGAGGTTTGGCACGGTGAAAGTGGTTGAACCATCGCCTGGGCCATATTGTCCCGCGGTCTTTGCGCCCTCTGTGGCGGCGAGGTTTCCGCTAGCCTGCACCCATGTCCAGAATGTCTGAAACGTCGCTCGGAGAAGCGCCTGGCCGTTCGCAATGACCCATGCAGCTGGAACCACCATGCCAGTGAGCGGAATCAATGCACCGGTCGGGATGCCCTGCACTGACGCAAGCAGCGCTTGGACCTGAGAGAGAGTTACAAGGTCTTGTGGATCGACGGCATTTCCCGCGCCCGTTGCTCGATAGCCGTTCATAGGAAGATTGCCGAGCAAAGGCGCACGCCCATCGCGCGGCATGGATGCCGTCATGGCCGCGCCTAGATCCTCAAGGGGGGGATTGTGCTGACTGGCAAGAACCGTCTGGCCCGTCACCGCCAGATAGCCAGGTGGCAGGCTGTAATTCCCGGCTGAATCGCGAGGCATTGGCTACTCCAAAGCAAAAAGCCCCGCTTGTCGGCGGGGTTGGGAGGCTGTAGTTTCGGGGGATGAAACAAATTGATGGAAAGTCCCGGCGCGTCGTGAAATACGACCGGGCGTTTTTCTGGTATCTGCCGCTATGTGCGCTTTTTATGCTCTTCCTGGGCTATGCCGGCGCACCAGGCGCATGGGTCCAAGTCAGTTGCGGCCTATTTGCCGGCTTACTCATTGGAGCCGCCTTGGGCGTCCTACTGCGGGACGTTCCCTAGAAGCATTTCTGCGATTTGCTGGGTTGTGGTGTTTGCGGCACCCGGAGCCAGCGATGCGCCGAACCGTGGATTTCCTGCCAAGGCCTTGCGCGTTGCGAGCCCTGAAATGAGGTCCATTCCCGCATCGGGGCCCTGAATAAGCAGCTGCGCAATTTCCGAATAGACCTTGTCGCTGATGGCCTTGTTCCCGCGCGCATCGCGGCCTGTCAGGGCCTGAATGATGGATTGGGTGGCGTTGAGCGGTTTGCCCTGCAACGCCTGATTAATCGGGCCGTCATTGATATAGCTGTTGACCGTGGCATCGGTGCTGGTGCGGGCAAAGGTCTTGCTATTGGTCGCGACCGAGGCGCGCAGCTCTAGGGCCTTTGCTGCCTCATCGAGCTTTGCGAAGAAAGCCTCCGCCTGAGGCTTTCCAACAATCATTTCCACCTTATCGCGGGCAGCCCGACTGGACAGGCCGCGGAGCGCGGCAACGGCCTCCCGCGCATCCATGTTCGAATCCGTGACCGAGCGCGTGACATTTGCAAGCATGTCGTCAAACTGCTGACGAACGCCTTCACGGACCTTGCCCATTTCGGCAGCGCTCATCCCGGCAAGTTCTTCGGCAAGTTCCGCGCGCGTGGTGCCAGAGGAAAACACGGTTTCGCCGAGCTGGCGCGCATTGAACTTGCCGATATCCGTCGCGGCACGATCTAGAGCCGTTCGGTATTCTGGCACCAGCTCCTTAAGTTTGCTGCGAATGTCGCGAGAAAGGTTGCCGTAGGCCCGGCCGATCGCCGTTGTGCCGCCGAGCTTGCCTTGCCCATTGGCTTGGTCTGCAACCTCATTGAGGCCGCGGGTGATATAATCCAGCTGGCGAACGTCTGGCTGTTGGGTGAATGTGACCGTGCCATCGTCGGCAAAGTTCGCCATGATCTGCTGCGAGGTTTTGCCCTCGACACGCATCAATTCGTTGGCAGCCTTGATCGCAGAGGCGGGAACGCGGGTTCCTACGATATCCTCAATTTCCATCGCTAGCGGATTGGAATAGTCGATCGGCGTTTCGTATGCTCGCTTGTAGATTAGATCGAGCGGGTTGGTTTTGTCGCCATATACGATCAGGTCGCGCGCGCTGCTTTCACCCACCTTGCCAAAGGCGCCATCCAGCGCGTTGGCGATGTCGAGATTGGCCTGCGAGGCGCGTGTTTCGACGGCGTCTGCGGCGATACGAGAAGCTGGGCCGCTTTTCTGAATGGCGGTGTCGAGCAGCTGAGCAGTGTTGTTTCCGGCATCGGCAAGCATTGCACGAGGACCGGCATTGCTCATATTGATGCCAGCTTGGGTGCCAAGCGTGCCATCGGCGCTGAGAACGTCTGTGAGGATATCTGCGGCAGGGCGTGAAATACCAACTTCCCCAGCGGACGGACCCATGTCGAGCGCCTTGCGCCCGATCTCGCCCGCTTTGCTAAAGCCCGCACCGATATAGGGGGCGACCGCGCCGCCGCCGGCACCTATTAGTCCGCCCCCAAGTGCCGTAAGACCCGCCGTGCCAAGATCATTGCCACGTGCCAGGCTATCAGCGCCCGATATAAGAGCGCCCGACCCCGCGCCGAAACCAAGCCGCGACAGCAATGCCTGCCCCGGCGCTGCTCCAAGGAACCTAGCGCCGGCCGCAGACATGCCGAGCGGCGCCATAGCCGCAGTACCGCCCACCATCTGCCCCGTGGTGGACAAGATAGGGTTTTCTTCCTCATAGGCGTCCTGCTTGGCATAGACCCGGTCTTTGATCGCCTGCGGATTTTCGCCGGTCAGTAGGCCAGCAAGGTTCGTGGTCACGGCGTCGACAGCGCCGGTATACATTGGGCCGAGGATTGGAATGCCATTGACGAGATCGCGCGAAAGACCGAGGGCCGGGTTCCACGCCTCAGGCTCCGGCGTTGGCGCAGTGCTCTCCAGCATCGGCGCATCGCCAGAAAGGGCGTCCTGCTCCCAGAAGTTTACGCGCGCCGGAGACTGGCCGCCTGCAACCTCGTCATTTTCCCAGAAGTTTGCCATCAGCGCTTAGTCCTGATCGTTCCATCCGGGGCCTTGTAAGGGGCGCCCGATGGGAGTGCGTCATATTCCTGCTGCGTCGTGACTGTCGGCGCTTGAGACTGGCCCAGCGCAGGCTGTTGCGACATTGGCGGTGTCGCGTCCGAGCCGGCTCCCTCCAATTGCTTCCGGGCCTCACGGAAGCCATCGATTGGGTTGGGGACTTTCGCCATCTCCTCGCGCGCTTGGGCGCGGGTGAGAACGCCATCTTCCACTTTGCCAGCAATGTCAGCGATCTGCATGTCGTATTGATTTATGGCCCTTGCCGTATCAATGATCAGCTTATTGCCGCCGGGCATATTCGAGAGCGACACGACCGAACCGCGATACATTTCGATGTCTTTGTCCGACATCGGCCCCGCTCCGGGCTCGCGCTGCGCGGGTACCATCTGCTCAATAACGGCGTTCAAGGCTTGGGTTTCATTCAGCCCGCCAAGATCGACGCCGAGCTTGCCTGCCAGGAGCGTCGCAACGCCCATTGGGCCCTGTGGTGCGGTATCGAGAAGGTCGCTGGCAACGTCGAGTTGAGAAAGGTTGCGACGCGCGTCGGCGCCCTGCTGTATCATAGCGGAGAACCGCTTGCCGCTTTCCGTCCCCAATGTTTCATAAAACTTGTCGTCGCCCGGCGTCTGGCTAGTCCCGCCAACGTTGATATTGCTAGCGCCCGATTTGCGGACCTCCTGTTCATACGCCAGTCGACCGATAGGCTCTCGTCCTGCCGCGCGCTCGTCGGCAGCATATGCCTCATAATCCTGCATGTTGCTTGTCGGATCGGGCTGCCCTTCGTAAATAGGCAAACCCGTGCTGACATCGATGACGGCGTTACCAACGGTAGCTGTATTTGGATCAGAATAATCCGCGATAACCTCTCCGTTCGCCGGGTTCACAAGCCGGCCATTGACCTCGATTGGCTTTTGGGGCGCTGGATTGAGCAGCTGCGCAATTTCAAGATCCCCCTTAGTCAACCCCTGCTGGGCGGCCTGCATTTGGAGCTGATACATCGGATCTTGACGCTGCATCTGCTGCCCCAGAAGGGACTGCACGATGCTCTTCTGCGTGTCGTTGGCCCATGGGTCGCTGGCGAGGCCCATAAGCTGCTGCATCGATGGCGCACCGCCGCCCTGGCCTCCGCCGGAGCCCATGAGAGCCTGTGCGACAGGGTCGACACCGCCGCCAGTATATTCGGCCACGCGCGCGGCGCGATGCTGCTCCGCCGGCCGCAAGAACTTGTTCACGATGGCGGCGGCTGCCGAGCCAGTATCTGGTGCCGCCATGATTGCCTGATAGGCCGAAGCCTCTGGCCCGGCCAATTCGCTCATCATGAAATCGAGCTGCGCATCGACGTTCGACGGATCGACGCCTTGCTGCTGAGCATACTGCTCATAGGCTACACGGCGCGGCCCTGTGAGCTGATAGAGCCCATAGCCACCACGAGAGCCGGGAACAGTTGGCGCGGCTTCATTGATGCTCGGATCAAAGCCGCTTTCGTCCTGAAAGTTCATCAGGAAGCCGTCAGCGACATGCTCGGGAAGGCCGCGAGAAAGGAGGCCTGAGCGAATGTATTCAGCCGTGTTGCCGGAAGGCACCGCTGCCATTGCCGCCGTGGCGTCGTTTGCCGTCTGTGGCGTGCCGGTCAAGGCCTGCGCAACTGGATCGATCGAGGCAACCTGAGGAGATGCACCTCCGAAGACGCTGTCCCACTGCTGCTTATAGCCATCGCGGCCGGCGGTTTCTGCCTCGTTCGCCCACACATCCTTGAGCGCACCAACACCGCCTTGAGCCGCGCGCGCCGCGCCCTGAAGCCAATGATCAACGGGCGAGAAGTCCATGCCACCCTGCATCAGCGCCGCGGCAATCTCTCGATCGCGCGCAACCTGCTCGGGCGTCTTCATGGAGCCGCCAGCGCCCCAAAGGAACGGCGTTTCTGGAGCAGCGAGAGCCATCAATGCACCCTTTCGTAATCGACCTTCAAGAAGCCGCTGCTATCCATTTCAGCGGCGTCCGGAACGTCTTGAGCCATGACGCCCATCATGGTTGGGCCGCCCCACTTGTAGCGATAGGTGTAGATCGGAACGCCAGCATCGGTCTGGCCTACGCGGCGAATCTCGGTCTTGAGGCGCTCGTCGGAGAAAAGCGACATGCCAGCACCCAGAAGGCCGAAGAGGCCACCATTCATTGCGCTGGATTGACGAGAATCCGCCTCGTATTTGCTGTTCACGAGGCCGGAGTAATCTACGCCGCCCACGCCCGTTTGCGGCGTTGCGCCAAACTGTGGCATTCCGACCTGGGAGCCTGAGAGCAGCGCAGACAATTCGTTGATCGGCTGATTTCGGCTCGTCAAAGCCTCGTTATATGCCTGCCCACGCCCGGTGAGCGCCAGCTGGTTCAACTGGTCGCTGTTGGAGTTGGTGAGACGCGCCATCTCTGCATTCCATGCAGGCGAACCCTCTCGGATACCCTTTGCCCCAAGCGTGGAGCGCAGCGATTCCTCGTTCTGCCCCTGCTGCGCGAGAATGCGCGGTGAGGCCAGATCATAGGCCCATTGTTCCGCATCGCCGTTGTTGAACTCGAACGGCTTATTGAGATAGTCGCGCATTGCTGCGGACTGGTCGGACGCCAGGCCTGCCAGATTACCCTGAGCGCTCTGCGTCTGCTCGAAGATGGCCTGCTGCTCGGGGGAGAGCGTTGTGGTCTGCTGGTACTTCGGAACGCTGATCGGCTTACCATCGGCGCCCACAATGGTCTGGGTGCCATTCTGGCTATAGGTGGACGATCCCCATGGGTTCGTCTGGTCGACCATATTAAGGGCCTGCTGCGTCTGCGCTGTGGTGTTGTTCCACTGGCTTTGCGCAGAGGCGGTTTCCCATGGATCTGGTGCGGCGGGAGAACTCACCATGGATAGTCATCCTTCAATACGCCGACGATGAAGCCGGGCCGGTCTTTTCCGAAATGGTTGCGTAGGAGGCCTTCGACTTGGCCACCAAGACGTTCCGCGAGCCGAACCACTGAGGGCTGCTCGGTGACAAAGGTCATTCGCTCGCAACGGTGCTGGGTGAATACGAAGTGGCCAACCTCTGCGAGAAATCCCCTGGTCCAGCCATGGCCCGCGACGGTCAGATGAATGTCGGGCCCGGTCCAGAGGTTGAAGACGACGCCGCCGATGATTTCGCCGCCGCGCTCGATCCCGACGGCGGTATAAGGCGGCACAATCTGCACCTTGCAGGCTTTCGCCACGAAGGGGGCAACCCGATCATCGGAGACAATCACGAGATAGGCTTTGCCACGCGATAGGTGGTCTGGACGCTCACCAGCTCATAATCCAATGGCACGAGTGAACCGGACGACACCTGAATGGCGGGGGAGAGCGCATATCCTTCGCCGGCCGCTGCTTCCCATTGACGCCGCGGGATGAGTGTCGGCTGGCTGCCCCACACGCTTTGCCCCCAGATCGCATTGCCCCATTCATTGCCGATCGGCACGGGCAAAGCATCAGGCGCAGGCGGCAAATCAACCACGAAATCAATCTGCATTGAGGTTTGGACCGTGACCGGCGTTGGCGACATGCCAAAGGCCATGATCATTTCGCTGATCTTGAGCGAGGCCGGGGCGCCGAGGCTATCGAAGAGCGGAACGCAAACGCCGGTATAGGGCAAGCCTTGGTCAAGGCCGGTCACGTTGGCCTCAACGACCTTGCCGTCCTGCGAGCCGTAAAACAGCCGCTCCTTGAACACCAGAACGCAGGTTGCGCTCCAGTTTAAGCGTCGGCACCATGCCCCGGTGCGAACATTGGCGAGGAACATGGCCGGAGCCTCTTCGCCCTGCGTAGGGAGTGCCACCACGGCCATTTGCTTGTTAGCCCATATCTCGCAGTGCCAAGGATCAGAGCGCCGCTCCACGGCCTCGTTCCACGCTGTCTCGATGGGGTAGGAAACGGCCACCGGGCCAAGCGCTGCGACTTCACGCCGAACCGCCTCGCTCAAGCGCACATAACCGATTGAGGTTGCGAATATCAGATCGCCGCCATCGCGCACCCAAGCCTTGTTGCCGCGCGGAATACCGATGCGATAAACACCGACCTTTGACCACGCATTTGCATCGCTGGGATTGAGGCCCTGAAACACCGCCACTTCGCCTTTGGTGGTGACGAAGATGCACTGCTCCGAAAGGCCACCCTGGTTGCCGCTATCATTGGACCAGACGCCGCCGAACAGCAGCGAACCGCCGCGCTCGAATACCCCGCCCAATGGGATTTTCTTGAGTTCCCCGCCGATCTGGTCGACGGGCAGATACCAAGCGTCCAGACTGTCTTTCTGGATGAAGAAGAGGCGCTGCTGATAGGCCCAGACATAGCTCAAGATCGAAGGATCAAGGTCTTCATCGGGCGTGGCGAAGGTCAATGCTGGGATGACATCGAAATCAGTGCCATCATAAACAAGAGGCGTATCCATGCCATTGACGAGACGTAGAAACACGCCGCCGGCCGTTGCGAATTGCGCCGAGATCCAGTTGCCACCGGTCTGGTCCGCGACAAGATCGAGGCCTTCGGTTGAGAGCCACCCAATCTCATCATCGTCCTCTGTGCCGATTACGTCCTCGTTTTCAGTGCCGAGACGGTCATTGGCCGGGTTCAGAATGGTGGTGATGTCGTAGATTGCCGTTTCAGTGGCGGCGAACATCTTCTCGTCCGAGCCTGCCACATAGGAGAACATCGCAGTGACCGACTGGTCGCCCTGCCCCAGCGTGGCGTAAAGCTCGCTGCCGCGGAGCAGCAGAACGCCGGTTGCGGTCGGGAACATGTTGTCCAGCACCTTTGCGCCAGCCAATGTCGTGCCGTCTGCCTTCTTGGCGCCCGGCTGGGCAAGGTTGAGGTTGGCAATCCAGCCGTCACGCGGGGCTGGCCATTCCTTTGGTATTGCTGCGGCCTGCTTGGCCTGTTGAACGGGCTGCCTCATGCGAGATCGGGCCCCAATGGCCAAGGCCAGCCAGTGCTGACACCGGATGGTACATTGCGGGAGTTGCGGCGAATGACGCGGCTTCCCTTGTCACGGGCCTGCTCTTGGGACAGCGCCATCTCATAGGTCGCCATGTCCTCGGCATAGCCCATGCCCTTCTGCTCCCGATAGCGCCAGATGACGCCGAGCGTGATCAGCCGATCATCGAGAAGGAACGTGTCATCATCGGCCGTGAATGCTGCTTTCGGCGTGATAATGCCAGTTCCGGATGCTGGAGCTGATCGCGCAAAATTCTTGCTGATATAGGGGTATGGCGCATTGCCGCTTGGGGCGGGATAGAATTGGAACTGGTTTTCCAGCAAAATCCACCAGCCCGGATTGAGGGCTTCCCATCCGCCAGACTGGAGATAAAGCCATTCATTCAGATCGGCGGCCGGGGTATAATTCCAAAACCAAGAATTGCCATCGTGCATGGCCTGCCCCTGACACATGCGGTCATAGTCCGAGGGCTTGTCGAAGGCGGTTGCAACGCCGTCTCCAACAATGGTCTCGATCTTGGTCAGCGCCTGCCATTCGTGCGACTTCATGATGTCGGTCGCGACTTCAGTAGCGAGGTCAGCCAACTCCAATTCGGTCTGATTGGTCGTGGAGAAAATGGTGTTGGGCCTGCGGCCGACCAATCTCACCATCGCACTTTGAAGGGCGCTGAGGATCGTCATGGCTTATGCCGCCGCCGGCGCCGTGGCGAGTTCCATGGCGGTATTCACCAGCCATTCATGGCTTGGTGTGCCGCGCGGCGCCGATCCTGTCTTGGCCTTGATAAAGGTCTTCAGCTGCGCGTCGTCCATCTGGTCGATTTCGAGATTGGCGGCCAGAATAGCGGCATCAACCTGAGGCTCTGTGGCAACAGGAACAAGCACTTCGGTAGTCTGCGGGGTCGCGCCAGCCTGCGCAAGCTTTAGGGCTGCAACCTCGGCGCGCAGCTCGGCAAGCTCATCGACATGTCCGGTGTTGCGCTCGCGGTCCGCCATATAGGCACGAGTCATGTCCTTGAGGGTGTTGCTGGCCATGCCAAGGCTTTTGAGGCCGTCGCCTTCAAGGTGATGCAGAGCTTCGATGGAATAGATCTTGAGCGCGCGGCAAAGGGACAAAAGGGCATCGGAGATGCCGTAGTTCCGAAGCATTTCGAGCGGCGTGCCTTGTGCTTCCTGGGCATTGCCGGCGAGAAAGGCGCGATACTGCTCACCCCAGCGCTCGGCATAGGTGACCGCGCGGCCATTCTCGCGCTTCCAGATGGCTTCAACGGGAAACACCGGCTGATAATTGCGGGAGCCGGCGAAGCGCACTTCGACAACCTGGATCATCTCTTTGACCAGATGACCTTCGCGCTCGGATTGATTGATGTTCTCGACAGTTTCCCAGCGGAAAACCGGAGTGACGGTAATATCTCGGGTATCGATAAGAACGGATTCGGCCATGCTTCAATTCCTTCTGAGGGGTGTGAAAAAGGGGCAGCCGGAGCCGCCCCTATCGCGCTTGAAGGGAGGAAGATCAGAGGGCGCCAAGGATGCCCTTGCGCGCGTGGAAGTACTGGCCGGAGCTGACGCCAGCGATAGGGGCATAAAAGCCGCCAGAGCCCGTCGCTGCCGTGAAGGCGGGTTCGGTAATGGCGATCTGGGTGCCGGGGGATGCAGCGGCCGCAATATTGGCCGATGCCTGGACCCAGACATAGTCATGGCCATCATCACCGACTTCTTTGTTGCCGAGCTTATAGGACGGGCCCTGACCATTGGCCGGGGTGCCGATACCAAGGCCGGTGTCCCAATAGGGAACGCCGGTGAAAACCTCATTGAGCTGCGGGCCCAGCTGAGGCGTAGTGCGGAACGGAACGGAATTAGGCATTTCGTTCTCCTTTCTGTTCTGGGGTTACGCCGTGCGGAGACGGACCTGGTGGAGTGGATTTTCGACCACGAACTGACCGGACCACACGATGCCCTGAGCCCATGCATCCTGATTGATCGGACGGATGCCGTCGCCGGGATGGAAGGGCACGAAGGACTGGCCGGGGAATTCGTAGATGGCGAGGCCGGCTGTATCGAGCATGAAGGCGGTATTCGCCGGCATGACATTGCCGATGCCGCCTGCGGCAACCACGTCGACCAGACCGGCAGGGGTCCACACGCCAAGGCTTTCAAAGCCGAGATTAGCGGCGCGCTGTGTGGTGATGCGCTGGTGCGCAACCATGGAAGCGGAGATCGGCGCGTAAGCCAGAGAATCCGTGATCATCAGATCGGGATACTGAGCATTGCGCGAACGGTTGAGGGCGATGCGCTCGATGATTGGGCGCGCCGTGGTCGAATCCCAGACCGTGCCGATGTCGGTGAAGTCGGTCGTGACCTGATAGGAAGTCGTGCGCCAGTTGGGCACTGCGGCGCGGTCAATACCGCCATAGACGCCGGTATTGGCGACGATGGGAACGGCGCCACCGAGGCCGATCATCTGGCGCCCGCCGGAGCCGGTGCCGTCAGCGACGATCGAGGCTTCCCATTCTTCCTTGATGGTCTTCTCGGCAGCCGAGATATAGAAATCCATCAGGTCGATCTGCTCTTCCTCGCCAGAGGTATAGAGCAGTTCCGTGCCGTTCAGCGAGAACATGCTGACGACGCGGGCCCAATTGAACACTGCGGAGTTGAGCAGTTCCTTGGGGGTGATTTCGATCTTGTCGTACCCGGTGAACCACTGCGCCTGCAGCTTGTCGAACTCAATGGGAACGCGAAGCTCTGGGCCGCCGGCGCGCTTGGTCTTGATGCGCCCGGAATCCTTGAGAATGCGTGTGAGCGGGGTCGCCTTATAGACGATGTCCTGAACCACGCGCGAACGCTTGGCGACAGCCGCCGTCAGAAGCTGACGGTACTGCCGATCGGAAGTGATAGGCATGTTGGTTGCTCCTTATGAAGCCAGCTTGCGCTTTTCGCGCTCGAGCAGCTTCCTGAGATCAGTTGCGTCGTCGCCGTCATCGTCGTGGTCGGAACCACCGGACGGCGCACCACGGACGGATTTGCTGCCTGCGTCATCGACGGTGGCAGCCTTCTTGACATCAGCCGGAGCGGTGTCGCTGTTTTCCAGAGCCTGAGACGCAGAGCGAGAACCAACAGGGTTGATCCTCTCAGCCATGTCATAGGCAGCCGAAAGACGTTCGGACGGGCTTAGAGATGTCGGGATTTTCCCAGACTTGAGGAAGAACGCGATGTCTTCCTGCAATTCCTGGTAACGGGGATGCTCGGCTTTGAACGGCTCGATGATCTTTTCGGCGGCGCGTTCTGCCTGCAAGGATTGGACGGTTGAGCGAAGCTCCTGCACTTCGCTGGTTTGGGCCTGCTCGCGCTGCTGGTTCTGCTGCTGCGAAAAGGCGCCGTTGATTGAGGCCCGATACTGCTCGGGGGATTGCTTGGCGATGTGCTGCGCAACCTCATAGAGCGAGAGAGCCGAGCCATCAGGACGGCGCGGGCCGATCTCTCGAAGGATCATCTCAATCCCCATGATGGGGTTGCGGGCCAAGGCCTGCTCAACCTGCACGACCTTAGCGAGGCTGTCTTTCAGCTGCCGGCCGTTCTTCTGGGCTGTCTCGTCGTACTGCCGGATGCTTTCGTAGCGCTCCACGACCTGCTTGGTCTGGGTGCGCTCGGCTTCGTGCTCCTGCTCCATGCGGTAAACGTCCTCGCGGACTGCATGGGGAACGTTGATCCAAGCCTCTTTGGCCTTGGGAAGGAAACGGGCAGGAGGATCGGCGCGTTTCGACCCCTCAGACTGGCGAGACTTATCGGCCTCCTGCCCGGTTGCGGGCTTGTCAGCCGCGCTCTTTTCCGCCTTGTCGGCAGGTTCGCTTGTCTCGGTGTCGGTGTCTTTTGTGGCCTTTTCGGCAGCGGGCTTGCCATCTTCTGGCTTGGCCTTATCGTTGCCCTCGTCCTTCTTCTCGGTCTCCGCCAGCTTGGTCTTGGCGTCTTTGGCCGCATCTTCGCCTTGGGCCTTGACCTTGTCGGCGTCCTTGGACTCTTCCTCGCGTTGGCGAGCAAGTTCGGCGCGCATGGTGTCGCCGGGGCTTTCGGGCTTGGCCGGAACGTCTTTGACCTCGGGAGGCGGAGCGCCTGCACCAACTGCGACGGAAGAGGCACCCACATCGAGAGTCGTGGAAATGGGCGCCGTGCCCTGAATGGGCGCTGCGGTATTGGACATGAGGGGTTATCCTAGTCTGAGGAGGACAGGGGTTATTCGATTGCTGCGATTTCCGGCGGCAGGTTGCCGGTCACCACATCATGGATGGCCTGGCGCATATCGTTCCGGCGCTCGGTGGCGTCGGGCACGTATTCGGTGGTCTTGATCGTCTCATTGCCCAGGGCGATGAATTCTTCGCCGCGGGGATTGCCATCAGCGCGATAGGTGCGCTCAAGGTCGCGTGGCGTGTCGTAGTATTTGCCATCGGCCATTGACTGGATCGGCTCGGCAAAGTTGCGGACGATCATCGGACAGGCGAGAGTGGAGCGTTGTGCCGCAGCCTTGACTGGACGCGGAGCCTTTGGGGGAGGCCGGGACCAATCAATGAGATTGTAGTTGTCCCGAAAGGCTTGGGAGGTCATCAGGCTTTGAGGGCTGCGATGATGGTGTTGACCTTGGCCGCAAGGTCAGCGAGATCGGCCTTCACGGCGTTGATAGCCGCATTGGTCGAGGTGAGAGACGCTGCCGTGGTGTCTGTGGTTGCAGCCGTTGCCGCAGGCACCACGACCAGCGTGTTATCCGCAGCGCCGCCGCCGGTATTGTCGGTGAGGGCAACAATGGCCGCAACCTGAGCTTTGGCGGCAATTGCGCCGTCAATCTGGGATGCAACCTCTTTGGCAAGAGGCGGCACCATTGCGAGTTCAACAAGACGTTTTGCGCTGGCCATGTTGGCCTCCTTTTGGGTGTAAAAAAGCCCGCTCTAGGCGGGCTGGGTGGTTGCCAGATGATTTGCGGGTGTGGGTTAGGCGCGATCGATGCGCACGTTGTCGAACTGGACAACCTGCCCAGCCTGTCCATTGTAGGGCAACACTTGGATAATGACCTGCCCGCTTTCTGGCGCATTAAATGCGAGGGTACGTGTCGATAGCGATGATGTTGTGAAGTTTTGGGCCACCAAAACAGGTGCGGGGGCGTCGGCATCTCTGACAACGACACGACCAGCCAGCCCACCTGTATGGATGTCGATTGAGAGGACGCAGGCTTTGCCGTAATCGACAACGGCGCCGACATACTGAGTAAGGTCAGAATAGTTCGCAACGTTGGTAATGCTGGCAACGCCGCTGGTTACGGAGAATACGGCGCCACCAGTCTTGGCCCACCCTTGAACGCCATCCACGAAGTCGGCCGTGTACATGGGAGCGGGCGCACCGGAAGGCGTGCCAAACCGGCGGATGAATTGATCACCTGCATTCGGCTTCGAACCATCGCTCAAAATTCCGTTGAAAGCAGCCGTGTCATTCCAATAGCCAGAATACGCGTATTTGTTCTTCTCAAGCCAATTGGCCACGAGATTGATCCAGTCTGGCTTGTCCCAGTTAAGACCCCACTCGTGAAGCGAAAGCGCCCGACGATGCGCCTTCGCAAAAGCAACCTGCCACGCTAGGCCGTAGTCTTTATCACGAGCGAATATGAATGAAGCGCGAGCATTCGCATTGTCGTAGAGCGAATTGTAGTAATAATCCATGCCGACCACATCGACATAGGCATCACCCGGATAGCAAAGCTCATTGTTGAAGTATGGGGGGCTTCCAGAGGTCCACCCCAGACACCATTCGAAGCGGAACCGTGGCGAGACAGCGCGATAGCAGTTCACCAGCCGCCGGAACATTGCGATGTATTCAGCCGGGGTATTTGTGAAGTTCGCGTTCCATGGATAGGTCGGCGCGGGCAATTGAGGCTCATGACCGGGACGGACAATGATTTGCCCCGATGCCGGTGCATTCGCCAAGATCGCCTGAGCTGCTTGCGTATAGTAAGTGTCAAACGCACCGCCAAGGCCGTCTGACAGCGTGACAGTGTCGATGCAGAGGGCGACGGCCCACAGCTTGGGCGTCGCGAGGCCCGAATACCGGTTAACATAGAAACCGATTGACCCGAGGTAGTCGGCCCAACTGACATGACCTTGGAACACGATCACAAAGTCTGCACTCTTCCCACGCCAAGTGCCGAACTGATTGAAGTTAGCTGGGGTATTATCCAGTGGCTTGATAGACAGCCGGTTGTTCGCCGGCACATCAGAACCACCCCCGCCCGTATATGGGGTGCCATCCCGGTTGAAGAGCATCAGTGGAGCGCCGCCTGCCTCCACGAGGGTGATGGGAGCGCCCAGGTTATCGGTCACAGTCGCCACAGGCGCATTGCCCATCACCTGAGTGAACGGAGCGCCGCCCTTTTCCACGACAACAACGGGGAAACCGCTAGGCATCTGGCTTCTCCATCTCAGCCTGCCGCTCGGCAAAGGTCTGCTGGCGATCCGTGTTGCGTTCGGTGAAATCCTGCTGCCGATCGGCGCGCTCTTCGCCCTTGGCCCGGAAAGCAGATTCCTCGGCATGATGCTGGGCGCCCATCGCGCGGTCCTGCTGCTGCCCTTGGATATCGGCCGCGGTGCGAACCGTCTCACGCTGCTCGCGCTGCTGCTCGATGCCGACCTTTGCCACATCAACTTGGGTCTTGATCCCCATGGCTTCGATCTCAGCGAAGATCTTCTGAATGCGCGCGTTGGTTTCTTCCAGAGCAGACTGGCTGGCCTGCAATTCGAGCATCAAGCGCTGCTGGTCCTGCTGTGCCTTGGATTGCGCTTCGGCACCCTTCAGTTGCAGTTCCTGCATCTTGCCCTGGGCATCGGCGCTAACCTTCTGCGTCTGGGCCTGCGCCTTCATGATCTCGGCTTCGGCAAGCTTGTTCTGGGCCGCGATAAGCTCCGCCTGCCCTTCTGGCTGCCCCTGCCCTGCCATCTGCTGTGCCATCTGCGGCGCGGCGTCGACAAAGTCGTCGATCAGGCCATTCAGCTCACGGCCAACGCGATATGGCGCCGTGGTGAACTTGATAAGCCCGCCGGCCAATGCCGCACCAGCCTCGCCAGCTGCCGCCAGACCCATGAGGGATTGAACAGAGGTTGCCACCACGCCCAAGAACTCATTGCGAGAGGCCTTTTCGGCCATCTCGTCAGTCATGATGGTGCTGTCGGTGGCAATCTCGAATGCAAAGCCGCGCGCCCGGTCATCCCTGAGCAGCGCCACAACGTCTTCGATCGGCACGACCTTTTCGACCTCGGCAAGCTGCTGTGCATATTTCTGCAGGACTTGCTGCTGTGCCTTGCCGAACTCGGCGTCCGGGTCCATCGGCGGCCCGCCATTGTGGCCCATCATTGGGTCTGGCTGGCCTTCTGCCGTGGGCTGCTGGGCCTTCTCAGCCATCTCCTGGGCTTTGACCTTTAGGGCCTTCAATTCCTCTTCGGCGGCCTTCTCAATGCCTTTGATCTGCTTGGCAATGTCAGCCTTTGACGGGATCTCCATCATCGACATTTCGAGCAGCGTCTTCTGGCTGAACTTGTCGGCTGCGATCTCGGCAACGATGCGCGCCACATCACGGGCTACGCGCTGCAACTCATCGATCTTGTCGCGGACGCGAACCGAGCCGTATTGGCTCTTGAGCTGTTGTGCGCCCAAGGTTTCCTCAGCCTCGGTCGCGCCACGCATAATGTCGCTGATGCCCGAAAGCTGGTAGAAGTCGTCAAACAGTTGGCCGCGGGCTGCAATCAAGCCTTGGATAGCCTCTGCAATCTCCTTGATCGGCAGCCAGACCACGAACTGGCCGCTGCCCTGCATGAGCGCGGCGCCGGGCACGGGAATAAGCAGCTCATCGTCATCGCTGCGCAGAGCCTGCTCAACTGCAGCGCCAATATCACCGCCGGCCGGCACCAAGCCCTTGAGCTTGATCTTGTCGAGCAGCAGATAGATGCGGCCCGTGAGGGTGTTGATCTGGTTCAGGTGCGCCGCATACCGCACATAGTCGGGGATCGGCACCAGCGAGCGACGGCGCAGCGTCCCATAGGCCGGGCGCGGGCACGGAAAGAAGTCCTTGAGCGTGAGGTGCGGCTTGCCCTCATCGAGCAGCTTATCGCAGCCATCAGCAACCCAATAGACCTTGTTGTCAGCCTTGTGCCAAACCTCCCAAACGCCAGCCTTCTTGCTGTCGTCCGCGCCGCCATTGTCCTTGTCGTCGCGGCGGATCTCGGTCTTGGCTGCTTTGTAGGTTTCGCCGCTCGTCTTGAGGAAACGCTTGCGCATTTCCGTCTTGGTCATCCAAGCGCGGCGCGCAGCCCAACCAACCTCAGCCCATGAGCGGGCGGGCTCGTGCAGGAAGTCCATGCGGTCAATGTGATCAACACAGGCGCGCTGTCCGCCGCCCTTCTCGTCGCTCTCATAGATGACCCAAGGCACACCGCGATTGGTGAATGCCAGGTCATCCCGCAGCGATAGCATGGTCTGATCGATATTGGCGCGATCGAAGTCCGTCGACACCACGCGCTCAAGCAGTTCAGCCGTCACATTGTAGAGCGGACGGCGATCCGAGAACATGGGCGCGACGGCCGGCACTGGAGGCTTGGCATAGATCGCGGGCTTGAGGATTTCCATCGAAGCCCAGAACAGATCATAGTTCGGGTCAAGCCAATTGCCATCGGCGCCTTCACGCGAATAGACATCATCGATGCGGCGGCACGTGTCCTGATAGTCCCGAAAGGTGTCTGTTGCCTTCCGAATGGCCGTGAGGACGCGAGACGAAGACTTAGCTTCGCCTTCGACCTTCAACGTATCGACCAGTTCGGTGTCTTGGGTATCGGCCAAGTCGGTTACTCGGCCTTGTCGTCGCGCTTGGCCTTGCGAGCCTGCTTCTCGGTGTAGTCGGTATCGTAAGCCACGACCTTTCCGCGCAGCTCATCACCGATCTTGAGGGCATCGGGAATCGTTGGCGCATTGCCCTCGATGTAGCCAATGGCCTTCAACATCGTGAGTTCTTCTTTGGTGAGCTTGGACATGGTCATCTCCGTTTCATGCTCGGCAATGCCGGGGCGAGAACGTACCCGTCTTCCATCTGATAGACGGGCTTATCTGGGGGAGGCTTCGGCTTGCTGCCGTTGCTCATTCTGTCGATCAGCTGGCCGATAAGGCCGAGCATATCGACTTGGTCATCATGCACGCCGACAGGGAAACTCATCATTTCGCTGACCAGATCGGCCAGGAATGGTGCGTCTTTGTGTATGCGCAAACCACGTGTTGCGATTAGGCCTCGGAACGATTGCGCACGGATGGCTTTGTCACCCCTTGTGGCAAACTGCTCGCGCGCAACATAAGCCTCTCGCTCCATTTGGCGTTTGAGCAGGAATGGCCCAACACCCGACTTGATCTGACCTGTCTCTTCGGCCCACCCAACTGGCTTATGCTTGCGGACTAGGTCGCAGAAGGCGTCCACCCAAACATCGGACGAGGCCTGCTGACGCCATAGATCGAGAAGCCAAGGATTGCCGTCAGGATCAAGGCCAAGGACGCCATGAACGGTGTAGTCACCGCCGTTGGCTGTTACAGCATAGTCGCTGCCACCATAAACCAGCATGCTTTCGCGGGGCGGCAGGTGATCAACTGTGTGGATCCACTCGCGCTTAAAATAGTCGCCCGTCTCTGGGCTGGGTCGCTGCTGATAGAGCGCAGACCAGTCGCGAGGGCCAATGGCTTTCTTGATCTTCTCTAAGACTGGCAAGTCATATTGCTCTGGCCAAAGCGCTTTACCATCATCGCCAATAGCTGGCAGGTCGAGAACTACCCATCCCTCGTGCGCGTGGTCAGCTTGGAGCCAGCCGCTAAGATCGTCCTCGTGCCAGCGCGTCTGGATGACCACAATGCGCCCGCCTGGCATAAGGCGGGTGTACGCCGTCGATGTGTACCAGTCCTTGGTCTTCTTGCGGATAACTTCGGATTCGGCGTCTTCTCGGTTCTTTACAGGATCATCGATAAGCAGCAGATGGGCTCCGCGACCTGTGAGAGGACCGCCTACGCCAACGGCATAGAATGCTCCGCGCTGCGTCAGACCATGCTCGTAACCGCCGTCCGATCCCTCAATATGAAAGCGCTTGGCACTTTTGCTGTCATCGGCCAACCCCACGCCAGGGAACACAGCAGCATATGCTGCATCCTCGATCTGGTTCTTGACCTTGCGGCCGAAGTCGTCAGCCAGTTCCTGGGCATATGTCGCCGTGACCACGTAATGATCAGGGTTGCGACCGAGGTACCAAGCCGGGAAGAACTCTGAAGCCAGCATGCTCTTGCCGTGACGCGGCGGCATCGTGATCATGAGGCGTGTGATGTCGCCGCGCTCTACAGCTTCGAGGTGACGAGCAATCAAACGGTGATGGCCGGCATCTCTATATCCAGGCCACTGGTAAGCGGCATAGCTTATGAGGCGGGAGAACGCGAAGTCCTCAGGTGTCGGCGCGGGCAGCGGCTGCAACTGCGGCATCGCGCTGTTCCTTGGTCTGGCTAGTTACGTCGAGCTTGCCGCTTAGTTCAACACTCGCCAGCTTGGCATGGACATAGGGCGCCGCAGCCTTTGCCGCATCCATCCGATCCTCACGCCCAGCCGTCTCATCACGAAGCACCGACAGCATGAACTCCAGCGGCATTAGCCCGCCCTCAGCAGCAGCTTGGCGCGCCTTCTCGTTCATCTTGGTTGCAGCGCCTGGCTTACGGCCGGCGCCTTCCCTTGGTCCGCCTCGGGTCACTTTGAATTTCTTTGATTGTTTGAATTTGTTTCAAACAGGCTGAGACTGAGAGACAAGCCCATGGGAAACCTCGGGTTAGGCGGGGAGGATTTCGGATAAACAGGCCTAGTGCACTTTATCCGAATTACTCGGATTTAGCACTTGCATCATCCGAATATCTCGGATAGATTGATCTCACAAACAAGGAGATCGAAATGACCAAGACCGCAGCCATCACCAAGTTCGCAACCGCCTACATGGCCCATGTTGCACCGAAGGCCGCTTGCCTCGACAAGAACGTGGCACTGGCTTACGCGGTCCAAGACATTCTCAATCAGGCAAAAGGGCAGAGCGAAGAGTACCAGATTGCCCTGATCCTAGACGAAGCCGCTTACATCGAGGAGAAGGCCGCGTGAGCGGCCACCACGAGTCCTGTGGCTCTCAAGAGGTTTTCTTGGGGAACACGGAGCGGGAGGGCGGCGGCATGACATACTTGCAAGGGCGCTTTCGAACAGCACGGCTAGGCGACAAAGCCTTTGATATCGAAGGAAAATCCCTACCTAGGCACTATGCTCCAATTTTCATACACAGGAGCGAAGAGCAGGCTTATAGCGATTACATGATGGCCAAGACATTCGGCCCCAACTGGAGGCGCTAATGACGCCGGAACAATTCACTGCTTGGCTCGATGAAATGAAATCAGCGGGCCTCGCTCGTTCGGATGCTGAATGCGCCCGGATGCTGGGCAAAACTGACGACACCATTATCAGCTACAAGAAAAAGGGCACTGACAAGACCGTTGCACTTGCCTGCCGCGCGCTTCTTCATCGGTTTGGACCTTACGGCGGGCTATAGGGTCGAGCGGGCGATACTCTGCTTAATGGCTGTGGGTGTTCATGCCGCGCTCGATGGGGTGAGGAACCGACCGGGCGCACCAGAGTGCTTGTCTATCCTTGCGGACCCGTTCTGATTTTCGATGGCCGCGAGATGGCGGCACCGCCTCAAAATAGTTGGGCGGCTATCGTTGCAGGCTGATAAGGCCCGCTATTGTCGCCTGACCGCCTCGGTTGCTGGCGCTCGGGAATCACCCCGCCGCTACAGCATCCTGCGCATCCCCATTTCGTATGCCCATCGGGCAAATTCTAGACGCAAAAAAGAATCGGGCTTTTCTACGTGAAAGCTGGGGGCCAACCGGCGAGAGTCTCAGCACAAAGCTGCCTCGCAACATATGACATCGGCCTCATCCGTGGGTAATTCTATGATGATTTGCCCACGGATGCAAGCGTTACGCTGCCTCTGCCCACTCGGCTTTGATGGTTACGGGCGTCAATTCCCCAAAAACCCTGATAAGCGCCTCTAGCTTGCCCTTCGCGGTGACGTTGGTAACCTCTGCCATGAACTCCGCAAACGGCCCTTCTGTCACCCGGATGGTCGCGCCAGTGGGGAATTTCATGCGCACGGTGTCTCGCTTGTTCTTCCCGATCTCGCCGCGACGGATTTTTCCGGCCCGCGTGGTGTCGAATTGCAGATCAGCCTCGGCCGCCATGACTTCGCGGAGGGCGCGCTCCTCAAGGCCATGGAGACGGCATGGGCAGCCTTCGGAGCCCAAGACACTCTCTACCCCCTCACAGGCCCGGAGAACGAACCACGGGACCGCGCCAGTCGTTTCCACGAACAGATAGCGCGGCATGAGTCGAAGCTCTGTTTCGATCCACACCTTGCGGCGCTTGTTGAAGCGCTCGATCCGCGCCAGTGGGGCATAGGTCGAGAACCCGGCCCGGCGAAGATTCCGCTCTGCCTTCTGCTCGCTTTTGATATTTGTACGAACTACAAACCACATATTTTAGCCCCTGTATGACTCGCCGGCACGAAGCCTGATTATTGTTGAGGTGCTGACACCGATCGATCTTGCCAATTTGGATAGGTCGCCCCACCGAGATAGATCCGCGCTGCGCGCTCGACTAACGTCCTCCGGGGTCAGCGCGGAGGCGTAGTGCCTGTGCCCAGCGATCACCGTTCCATGAATGAACTTGTCGTGGCTGTTTTCTAATGGGGTTGCCCAGCGCAAGTGCTTGGGGTGAATACATCCGCCATATCCATTCCCACACGAATGCGCGGCTTGATGGTCGGCAGTGGGAGGCGCGCCATGCGCAGCGGCACACATAACCCGGTGTGCCGCCATCACCTTGTTGGCGATGCCAACTTTCCCGTACCCAACGGGGAAGCGAGAGAAAGGCCAGATGAGGCATTCATCGCTATCATGGCCTGTGTGAGCCATAATGAAATCCAGAGATGTCTCGACTGATGGCTTTCTGGCCTTTTGCCGTGCAAGCACATCCATCAACATCTCCGGTCCAATTGCTATGCTGCGTCTTGCCATTGGGGTTTCTCTTGTTGGGTGGGTTAGGAAAGGGAAATCGTCTTCTGGGTGCGCTGGATTTTCTCGGTCACCTCTACGATCTCGAAATCCTCGAAAGGAATGAGGCCGCGGTAACCGTAGGGCCTACCTCTCGTGATCAGGCCTTTCACCTTCGACAGCTCATACCAGCGGTCGGTTCCGTTGTTTGAGGAGTAAAACTCGCCTCCTGTCCCCGCCTTCGCTGGGAATCGGATTTGGTAATAAACACTGGTGATCGCCTTCATTTCTCTTCCCTCTCTGTCTGGGGTGGTGGGGGTAGTGGCATCCAGTGGGTTGGCGGGTTCTCGACGGTGAATCCGCCATCCCAAGACAGCCAAAATGGGTCGGTATATTCGTATTCCCGGCACCGGCACTCTCCGCCGCAGTCGCCAATATCGACTTGGCACTCCTCGGCAGTCGTCCAATGCCCAACGGTCGAGCGCGGCTCTGTAGGCTTGCCCTGATACTCTTGGGCAGGAGCGCCAAGGATGATGTCTGTCCCATCCTTCGGCGCTGTTTCGATCGGTTGCCAGTCGCTCATCTCATCCTCTCCATTCTGTTGATCTCGTCTTCAAATGCTGCGTAGGCGGTAAGGGTCAAAAGGATCGCCTCGGCAATATCGAGCGCCGCTTGTGTCTCCGGCTTGGTCTTGACCATCTCCCGGCCCTTGTCCCGATGTCTTTCCATGTAGGAAATCTGGGCTTCGAGAGGGACGCGGATCGTCATGCAGCGGCCTTTCGGACCTCATCTGGGGCTTTGCATCCGGCCTCATCTGGCTTGGGGCCCCACGATGTCGCCCAAGTGCCGTCCTCGCGGAAGGCGCGGACCCGGCTCGACCAATCGACCGCCTTACCTGTCGGGGCGGACTTCAAACCGGCGTTCACGAGGTATTCGATTTCGACGGACACCCAGCCCTTCCTCATCGCCAGTTCGATTGCCTCGAATGGGTTGCCGCCCATCTCCCGCCATTTGCGAAGCTCGCTGACGATTGCGCTGGCGGTTTCCGCAGACAGTGGCCGGCGTTTCTGAGCGCAGTGATCCGAAAACCGCTTTGCCGTCATGCCGTCAAGAACGCCTTGAAGCACGATCGATGGGTCTGCGAACCGGTCGCGCTCCGCCACGGGGCGGGGGGTAAGGGGGGAGTTAATTTCTTTAGGGGGTGTGGGGGAGCTTTCTTTATCAGAGGGGGAAAGGGGGGCGGGGACGTTACACTCGTCACGCGTGACAGGTGTTACATCGCGTGACACTTCGTTGCGGGAACGGTGACGGCGTTGACGTTCGGCATCATTCTGACGTTTGACGGCGCGACGGCTTTCGTCTGCGGCCTCAATCACCTCAAGAGCAATCAATGCCTGGTCATGGGTGAGGCCGCGCTCAACCATTTGACGGATCATTGCAGAAGCGCTCATTCAGATGCCCTCGCCACCATTTCTGCTGCGCTCATCACCCCAGACCATTCCATGAGAAGCTCGGCGTCCTTATCGTTTCGAACATCCTGCAGAATCAGCGCCGCGAATGCAGAGGAAAGGCCCGCCAGGGCCTTTATGGGAGCGGTAGAGAACCACTCGCCTGAAAGGCGATCCGATGCCGCCACACGATGGAAGTAAGCCTCAGACTGCCTCGCCAATTCGACAGATGGCGCTCGCAACTTGAACATCATCACAAGTCGAGATGGGTTGCCTGTCTGAAGAGTTGCAAGCCGCTTGTCTGGGAAAGAAGAGTAGCCAATTTTCACAGGGGCCGTACATTCGCCGGCGCCATCCAGATGCGCAATCAGGTACACATAGGTTTCTTGGATCATAGATTGTCCCTGATGCTGGAGTGGGCGATGGAACACCACAGACGACAATCCGCCGTCTCGCCGTTCCGGTTCTTGCGAATGAGGAAGTCCATCTTCCAACGTGCATCGCGCAGCGCGAACTCGTCGGCGTCCGGGTCTTGGTTGAGGTAATATTCTTCACGGAACAGGAAGCCGACCACATGGGCGTCCTGCTCGATTTCACCGGACCAGCGCAGATCCGACATGATGGGGCGCTTGTCGTCGCGCTTCTCAACCTCACGGGAGAGCTGGCACAAAAGGATGACACAGCAATCTAGCTCCTTGGCCAGCGCGCGAGCCCGCCCAGAGACTTCCCCGGCTTCGGCAACCTTGTTGCCGGCGTATCGATCAGAAGGCGTCACGAGCCCCATATGGTCGATGCAGACCACGCCCAGCTTGACGCCATAGGATTCCATCTCGGTTTTGACGCGCCGGCTCTTTGCCGCAATCTCCGCAAAGGTCAGGCGGGCGCTGTCATCAACGTGCATGGGGGCATCGCGCATGGCCTCATAAGAGCGGCCCAGCAGATCTTCGTGGCCCTCGATAGAGCCTTTGATCACGTCGCCAAACTTGGGGGCTCCGGTCCAATCGCATTGATCCGAGATCATGCGGGCCGAGATTTCCTGCCGCGTCATTTCCAGCGAGAAGATTGCCACACCTGTACCGCGCAACGCCGTTTGGCGGAGCGAGGAGCACATGAAGGCCGATTTACCCATGCCAGGACGCCCGGCGATGACGTAGAGCTGCCCGCGGCGATAGCCGTTGAGCTTTGCATCCAAAATGCGAAGGCCGGTCGTGGCACCCTTGAGGTTGTCCGGGTTGCGAATGTCCTCGAACAAGTCCTGCATGGACCGATTGAGGCTCACGCCAGATTTGGCCGCCTGCACTTCCATGAGGTTGTCGAGATCAGAGAGACATGCGCTGGCGACCTTGTATGGATCAGCTTCAAACTGCTTGGCCTGTTCGACGGCCATCTGACCCATATTTACCAGCGAGCGGCGGGCCCAGCGGTCCTTGAGCGTGGCGATGAGGCCGCCGATTGTATTGATCGGCAGGCCGGCAGAGCATGCGCGGGAGTAGAATTCACCGCGTGAGATGCCGCCAAGATCGAGCGGTAGAACCGCCATGATTGCGGGCGCCGATAGCCGGTTTCCAGCCTCAACGATCTTCAGACATTCGGCATAGAGATATTGCGAAAGGCTATCGCCAAACCACTCGGGCTTGATGAACGGACCATACTGGTCAAAGGCACCATCGTTGATGAACAGCGAGCCAAGTAATGTCAGCTCGACATCGACTTCTGAAAGTTCGATCTTGGCGGCGGGGGCGTTCATGCGCACACCGTCTGAAAGGCCGCGAGCCATGCAGCCCAAGCCTTTCCCGCAAGAATACCGTGCTTTATGTCGCCGCTGCGCTGGGCCACACCTTGCGCCTGGCGATAGTTGTCCCAAAGCGCCTGAAGAGTATCGTCACGCCGCTCTTGAGCCTGCTTAAACAAGATCAGGTCACCCATTCTGACGCTCCATGGTGGAGGTTTTCGCGCGCTGCTTGGCCTCAACCCATTCGTGGATATCGACCAGCTTCCGACGCGCATTGAGCTTCTTGAGCGCGTGCAAAATCGACGTGTGGTTCATTCCGAAGAAGCCCGCGACTTGCGGCATGCTGTTCTGTGTGTGCTGATAGATGAGCGCCATGGCGTAGTGCCGCGCTGCAACGACCTCGACATTGCGGGAATCGCTGCAAATGCTGCGTTTTCCGATGCCATGCTTTGCTGATGCGAGCGCGAGCAGGAAACGCCAGGATGATCCGCCAAGCATATTGAGCGGAGCACCGTGCGGCGCATTCTCTGCCTCGTCGCACTCTTCATCGGGCTCGACATACAGCGGATCGATCTCGACAGCCGCCGGCGCTGCCAATGCCATAACAACCTTGGCGCCATAGAGACGCGATCGCACGCCAGCGTAATGGTCGAGCAGATTGAGGGTGTAGCTCATGCGATTGCCTCAATGGTGATGGTGCAAGCCGGGCCTTCCGTGACCTCACGGACGGAAACCGCCTTGACGAATTTGTTGCTGTCATCGGAGAGCACGCCGCACGCGACCAGAATGTCGAGGCAGGGCTTCACCCGGTTATCGAGATCAAAGGCCCTCTTGTTGGCCGGGCGAATATCGATGTGGACACTCACGGCCTCGGTGATGGAACCATTGCGCTTTGCCTTGACCATCCAGCCCGCTTCTTCAGCCCATGCCCTATATGACTGTGAGCGAACGCGGCCTTTGCCTGGCACGTTGAGGAAAGCGTTGTTCAGGGATGGCGGCATGGGCACCGAAGCCGAAAACAGGATCATTCCCCTGCCCTCTCGAAATACGCCGGCACCGACTGCCCCTTAGCCAACCGTTCGGCCAATACAGGATCAACCTTCTTTTCAGACTTGGTTGAGCAGAAGCGTCCGCATGTGCAGCGGGGCTGGACGGTGACGGTGGGCTTGGAGGCAATGAGCCGGGAGAGCCAAGCCGGGAGCGCTGGGGTGAAATGGGCGTTCATTGTTTGTCGCCAGTGAACACGTCGAGATCGATACGCCAGTTGGCAATCTTTCCGTCCGCGCCGATGTCCATAATCACATAGTCGCCGTATCCGGGCTCGTTAGGGCACATGATGTCGGGCACATAGCCGTCAATCTTGGTGAGGACTGCTTTGTCCGCATCGAGCAGCCAATAGACCCCGGCATCGCAGACCTTGTAATGAACAGATGCAGTGGTGCCCTGAGGCCAATCAACAATGGCCCCGGCTTCGATGTCGATAAGCGGCGCCCACGTGTCATTCGTGACGAACGGAATGGTGGGGGCCTCTTCGCTGTCCTGCTCGCCATTGACCGAGCCATCATCCCAATAGCGGACGCCACATTCGGCGCGGAGGTACACCGCATTGACTTCGACTGGACGATTGAGTGTGATCTTGACCATGATGGTTCAGTCCTCGACGCGTGGGGTTGATTTCTCAGTTGACGGGGCCGGCGGAGCGTAATTGCCAAAGGCCGGCGCAATGCCTGCGTACGGGTTAGCGATCCCGCTTTTCAGCGCCAGTTCGGGGCATATCCAGTCCGACAGATTGCCCGCCTGGGTATTCACCATCCGAGCCAAACGAGCCCGGCGAATGAGCGGAAAGAAACGCTGCCAGACGTTCCTCACGGGCTTGGATGCGTTGTCGTTCAATTCGGGCCTCCTCCACAGCAATCGCCGTAAGATCCTGGATTTCGTAGTGGTCGACGCGGCGTGCTTCTTGAAACCAGAGGGCCTTGACGCGCCGCTCAGTCCATTGCCGTTGACGCGTCCGCAGCACGTCTTTAGGCAGCTTGCGCTCACGCCTCTTGAGGGCTTCGAACGCCTCCCCTATCGCGGCCTGCACGTTGCGGCCGGCGCGGGTGGGAAAAGTTTCATGGATAAGCTCGGAGGCAAAAGCGGCATCAGTCATGGGAGCGCTCTCTGGTGCGGATTTTTCCGCATTCTTGGATAAAAATTCCACGGCCTTGGAAACCCTTGCTGGCATTAATTGAACCAGCACGAGAACAGGCTTTGGAAAGGCTTAGATGATGGATTTCGGAGATAGCGAGTTGAGACGCCGCCTTGTCTCCGAGGGATTGCGCAATGGATCGGCGGGAACCGAGACGACGCGCGGAATTGGTGATGGCGGGACCGCTGGCAAAAGCGATCCGCGCCACCAACCGGCTGGCGAGGGAGGAGAACGCCAACCGATGGGTATGAGGCAGGGCACGATACGCAAGACGCGCGTGCCCTTCCTGATGCTCATCATTGGGGGCAAGCGATGACGACCGTGCAGAAAGGCTGGCCCTGGAAAGGCCAGTTGCCACGGCGGCATAATTGGATGGACAATATTCGGGTGCCATCACGCCGCCTTCCTGTCGCCGGTCAGTGCGAGGCAATACCCCTCACCCCAGACGCTACGGACGCGGTATCCGGTTCCGACCAACTTCTTGTTGAGCCGATGCACGAAAACTTTGATGAGATTATCAGCCGTCATCGGGCCGCCGTCAGGATCGCCGCCCCACATATGGCTGATGATACCGCCATGCGTGACGGTCCGCCCGTTGGACGCCGCAACGGCAAGGAAGATCGCCGCCTCGCTTCGGGTGAGGCGAGCGGATTTCGCCACCTCGTCAAATAGGTCGGGAAGTATCTGCCCGCAGCACTCGCAAACCTTCGGGGCCATCACACAGCCCCCATGACAAGGACAGCGGCCTGAATAGCGCAGTAGGCGGTGCCGATGATCAGACCGGCACCAAGCCATGACAGGAGGGCGTATTTGATGCGCTGGGTCATTACCATGCTCCCGTTGCAAGCCATGCGCCGAGAAGGACGCCAGCCGATAGCCAGAGGAACCATGCGAAGTCAGAGAGTGCTTTGGTGGAGCGGGTCGGGCTCATTCTGCAGCCTCCGCTTCGGCAAGATACAGTTCCAAAAGGGCCTCCTGCTCCATGCGCTCGGCCTTTGGGATTTTCCGCAGACGGACGGCGCGCTTCATGATTTTGGTATCGAGGCCGGAAGACTTGGCCTCTTTGTAAATTTCACCGATGTCAGCCACGAGCGCGGCTTTTTCTTCCTCCATCCGTTCTATGCGGGCGAAGTAGGAGCGCAGTTGTCCATTCCCCTCGGTCATGGCTTAGCCCTCGATTTCGGATTTGCGAGCAGTGCTTACATCAGCGTTTCCGCGCTTACGGATGGCGGCGGCATCAATGCGATGATTGGAAGCGCGAGCGAGGCACTTTTGGGCTTGCCACTTGGTGGCAACATCTTGGTCGTACCCAACAGCCAATTGCTCAAGCACTTCGCGCTCATGGTCGTGCCATGCCGCTATGTCCTCGCGCTCCTCTGCCTTCGCGGTAAGGATGGCGCGGGCGAGCACGACCAAGTAGCCCTCCTCAGTAGCGTCCATGTCGTGCGCAGGCGGGAAGTCATCCCAGCACTTTACAGCCGCTTCCCAAGCCTCTTGGCTGATATCCTCGGGGCGGCTCATGCGTCCTCTCCCACTGGCTGGAATGTCGGGGTAATGGACGCAACGGAAACACGGGTGCAGCCAACGGCAGCGGCGAAAACCAGCTTGCACTTGCGGGCCTGTTCGTCGGATCCTGACCACGCTTCGGAGCGCTTCTCGGTCAGTTTTGATGCCGACCAATGAAGGTACTGCCCGCCCTGCATGAGGTAGTATTTTCGCTCTGTCTTGGAGGCGTGTTCTGCTCCACCAGAGAGAGCGCGGGCTTTGGGATGGTCGAAGTTGACGGTCATGCGGAGGCCTCTGGTGATGGGGCAGCGTCCACGAAAATTCGCGACAGGTCGGGGCGCAGCTCGTGGCGGGAAATGCCCGTTACACGCTCGACATCAACCACGCGATCTTCTGGAACCTTCCGCCACTGTGAGATGGCTTGGGAGGAAATGTTGCCGAGGAGCCGGGCCAACTCTGCCGGTCCAAAGCCTGCGGTGCGGAGACGTTCAATAGGATCACTCATGCCCCTATTGAAAGCATATCTTTCAATGCTTGGCAAGCATCTCTTTCAGTGAAAGCAGCGCGTGTGTCAGCGATAACTGCATTTATGACCAGCAAGAAACCGCCCGATTTGAAAAGAGCCCAGCGCATTCAAATTTTGCGCGAGCAGGTTCTCGATCTATCGAGCCAGGACGCGTTGGCCGTCAAAATCGGCGTAAGCCGGGGCGCGGTCGGAAATTGGGAATTGGGTCAGCCTATAGGCGTGAAATACGTAAAGGCCCTAGCTGAGATGTCGGGCGCGTCTATAGAGTGGATATTGTCAGGGACAGGCCCGACCCCGGAAAAAGCTTCGAATGCTATGTCCGCTATTGATCGGCCTACGACCGCCGACGCTTTGAAGATCTACGCGCAGCTTCCAGAAGCGGACAAACGTGAGTTTCTCCAGTTTGTGCTCGGGCTTGTAGATGACGGCCAAATCGGAGCGCCTCCGACAACTGCTCCGGCGTCAGCCGCAAAAGCGCGAAACTAAATCGCTCCTCATCCGTTTGCATTATCTGTTCCCCTCTTGTTCCGATTAAGGCACAGTAAGGGTCTGCGCTCAAGACAGAATAGCTGACCTGTTATCTCGCGGCATCAGCACCTTGAGCGCCAAACGCCGATATCCTGCGATCATCATCGTGCTCACCGATCTGCGATTGCCGGCAACCAGTTTCGCTGGTCAAGAATCCCCTTTCTCAAAGAAATTGAAAGCGATGCTTTCTTTTTGCTTGCGGACATCTGAAAGATATGCTTTCATCATCTCACACCACAGACGCACCGCGTTGGGAGATGAAGATGCAAACCATAGTCGCGATCAACACCCACAAGCTCTCCCTTGTGCAGGGCGTCTTTGTCATCGCACAGAAGGGCAAGCCAGTTGCGTACTGCCCGTCAATGAAGCTGGTGAACGAATGGCTCGACAGCGCCTCCTATGAGGAAGCCAAGGCCATCTCGATCTCGCTTCTGAGCATTGAGGACTTTGCCGCCGACGATATCACCCACGTCATCGCTGATGATCTGATGGGCGATTACCAGAGCTACGCCGATTTCTCCGAAGATCAGGGCTACGTGTTTCCGTGGCTGGAATTCTGGTTCGATGAAATCACGGCTGGCGAGTTTGTCCGCGACCTCAAGATGCGTCGTGACCGGGCCAAGGCGATCAATGCGCCGATGGTGGCTGATTGCTTCGACGCAATGAAGATCGCTGCGGAGTGATGGCCATGGCACAGGAACACACGCCTGCATGGACTGTAGTGACGCGCCCGATGCTGGTGGACAGCCAACGTCCAGAATACTGCGGGGCGACCGACGAGGCTCTGCCTTGCCCTGATTGTCCAGCTACGGCTGCCGGTGACGATATCGTCGGAGGCGTCTGTCAGGCGCGGAGAAGCGGCCCAGCACCACGACCCCTAGTCGAACTTGTCACCGTGCCCCGAGCCGCTCTCTCAGAGGGCAAGTGATGACTTCCACCACCCTCATAGGGCTCCCACCCTTCCAGCCCCTCAAGAGCTTCACAGCCTATGCGTGTGGAGATGAGACCCCAACCCTTCGCCCATCGTGGGCGCATCTAGGAGATAGAGAGATGGTCAATGCCGAGAACATTCGGAAGGTCGCTGACGCAATCGAGAAGCACTCTCTGCCTGGCGTCGGCTTCAACATGAATTATTTCACGGCCTCCGCTTCTGAAAACGACCCGCTCGACAAACTCAAGGTTGTCGGATGCGGCACCATTGCTTGCATCGC